TGAATTTTCAAAGATGAAGCTCTCCATCAACAATGATGGCCACCTGGGTGAAGGAAGTAAAACTCCTCTCACTCTGGTCGATGAGATCGTTCGCCTGCTGTCCCTTCGGTCGAAGGGGATCGAGGATGAGATGGAACTTAAATTAACAAGTTCCGAGAAGAAAGTAGCTTTACAGTTAGCTGTATATGCTCCTTCCCTCTTCTCACCCATCTTAGATCAGCAAGACAGAATTCACTTAGATCGAGGTTGTCACTTCACAATTTCTATTTTGAAGTTTGTGAGATCAACTCTCGAAATTTTATATGACTTTGATTCCAAAGTCATTGGATTCCCATGGGCTAGCCAGTTTTCCCTACTGGCACATGCTGCACATTGGCCGAAAGCTGATGTCGAAAAGAACATCAAATACTTTACTGCATGTCCTATGGCCCTTTATCTCCATAATCCCACACCACCCCTCCCGTCATCATATTATAATGACAAGTATAAGGCTGAAATTGAGGAAAATAGAAAGCTCCCGAATGGAGCAATCTTCCTTTTTTCTGGTGCAGTTAAGAAGTTCCTGGTGAATCGTTTGAGGTCCTTTAGGCCAAATAATGATTTCCTATGGAACTCTTTTCTCCAAGGAATTAAAAGAGGTTGCCATGAAGTTTCCGAGCAATTTATTAATAATGCTTATAAGGAACATGCCAATATCCTCTCTCAGCCCCCTAAAAGTTCAGGACCATCCCAGGAAGAGATTCTTCCATATTTGGAGGAACTCTTCTCTTCCATTCCTGACCTAAAGATCTCCAGTACCTCCTGGCTAGAACCCAGTAGCTCTGCTAGTCTTCACTCTCGTCGTAGTGACGGAGGAGGCTATGCAGACATCTCTGCTTCTCTTTGCCCTGAGGCTTATTTCTTTCCTGAAGACATTTCTACAATGTACATTCCCCCCATTCCTTTCCTACCCTCCGAGGACACCTTAGATGATGTCGAAGAGGAATCTCTTGATGAGAACTTCATAAGAGATCTTTCTGATTCTCTCCTCCTTTCAAAACAGACAATGAAGCCCGAAAATGGGGTGGAGTTGATCCGTATAGATTGGAATCCTAGAGACGGAATTAAAGAATTGCATGGCGTCGTTGTAGACTTAGGTTTACGTGAAATCAAATACCAATCCCTTTATCGATCAACATCGAGACAGGTTGAGGTACACGGTATTCCTGAGCCCCTTAAATGTCGGATGATTACCAAAGCAGATGCATTTCAAACATTTGCATGTCATCCACTTCAAAGACACCTCTGGAAATATTTGTCTAATTTAGACCCTTTCCTTCTGCTTCGCCAACCAGTTACATCTGGTTTATTGCGGGATCAACTTCGATTCCAACCTGGAGAATTTCTTGTCTCCGGCGATTATAAAGCAGCCACGGATGGGCTAAATATTAATACCACGAAGCTGGTACTTGAGTTTATTCTCACCAGACTTGATTTACCTATTTGGTATCAGAATCTTTGTCGAGCCGTTCTTTATGAACAAAAATTAGTGTATCCTCCCAAAACAAATATTGGGTTTAAAATGCAGCAGAATGGTCAACTGATGGGTTCTATCCTATCTTTTCCTATTCTCTGTATTATTAATTTACTTGGATACTGGCTCGCTCAAGATGCTGCCGTGGGCAGTCATACCAATCTTCAGGACCTTCGTGTTCTTATTAATGGTGATGATATCCTTTTCCCTTCTGATCAATCTCTTTATGATCATTGGTTAGAAAAAATCAACCTCCTTGGTTTTACACTGAGTGTAGGTAAGAATTATACTCACTCTAAACTTTGCACTGTCAATTCTCAATGTTTCCGATATATGAACGAGGAATTTGTCCCAATTCATTTCTTTAACACTGGGCTTTTGACAGGTCAGTCAAAACATACGGGTAGAGATTCTGTGAAGTGCCTCCCAACAAGGGATTATTATAATGAGGTAGTGCAAACTGCACACAACCCTCTCAGGGCTCACAATAGATTCTTACATTACTTTAAAGATGAAATATCCAAAATAACTCAGCAGGGAAACTTTAACCTTTTTGCACATACCGATATGGGTGGCTTAGGCTTCACGCCTCCCTCTCTTCTCTCTATTAGATTTACTCATTTCCAAAAGAAGTGGGCCTCTTTTATCAGAGGAGCGATGGACAGGCGTATAGCCAAGTTCCAAAACCCTTTTCGACTCTGTATTGTCCAGAAGAATCCTACCAAGAAACTCCACGTTAAGAAGCGTGAGTATTATTGTTGGGTACCTCTTGTGCATTCCCCTGAAAACCAATCAGTCCTTCTTCCTCTCCTGTGTAATGGAGCAGGCTTCCAAGGGGAGAAGGCTACTTCTGTTGTACGTGCCCCTCCGGGCAAGCTTTTCTCAAGCTTTCGAAGATTTCTCTCAAAGGGCCTTGAAGAGGCCTCTGAATTAGTTTTCCCCTTATTAAAGTTGGCAAAACTAGACTTCGCAACGTACTTCTGTAGTATTCACTCTTCCACCCATAACTCTCCCAGGTGTTCAATTCTCTCCCCATCTAGGGGTTTTGAACAGTCGAACCTGGAAGAGCTCTGGTAAAAGAATCCAGGAGCAAGGCTTCTCCTTAAACAGCCCGAGGCTCAGTATACTGAAACATGCTGATGGGGTTCAAGATTTAATAGACCTAAAACTGTGCTCAATCTTTGAGATTAAAACTTCAGTGCTAAGTTGGGATTCGTCCCATAAATGCCAATCGACTACACGGGTCATCCTTAAAAGGAATCTTGGATGTATAGTCACGATCGATAGTTCGGGATCCCATATCACTATCACTAACCACCACCACCACATTCTCTTACAACAATCATGCCTTCTAAATTTGTTAGAGGCCTTTCGGTAGGAAGAGCAGAGACCATTGACGATCTAGTCAAAACTCGCCATCTTACACCCGCAGGCGCAGACTGGACTAAGTTGCGTACTGACCCTTTCCATGATTTCCCACATGGGATTCAAGGTTATCCGGATGCTGACTGTTTTGATACAGTTACTTCTTGCTTCAATTATAGCGTATCCCTTACCAAGCCGGCTGGTGCCGCTGGAAATTGGGACGCTCACATATTTACCATGCCCTTTGCTAGTAACACTGTGCAAACCTCTACCTCTGTAGACGGGGTCATCACGGCCACCGCAGATTCATATAATCTGGGTTTAGTTAACATTGCCAAAGCAGATGCTGGTCAGATTTTGTTTCCTTCAACCAACCCGGTTGTTGCGACCAATTTCTCTATGGAAAGAATTGATGCATTTACTGCAATCTCTGCAGGCCTGTCTCGAATTATCGGGATGGGTATCGAGGTAATTGATACTTCCTCTGTTTTGAATAAACAAGGAGATCTCGCAGCTTATCGTATCCCTGTTTCACACTCCGGTCGTGCAACCTCACGGGTTATCCAGGCCGATGCCAAGTTCGGGACTCAGTCCTCTCTTTGCATCCCTAGACCCCCACTAACTCTTGCTGAGGCAACCGCCTACAGACAAACAGTTAGATGGGAAGCCCGTGATGGCTGCTATATCGCTGTTGGCCAGGAAGGGATTAACAATCCTTTCACTCAGAACACTAATGATTCCGTTATTATTACGGAGGATCCAGCCCTTGCCGGCACTGATGTCGTACTCCAAACTGGATTCGACACTTCTGCTGGTGTTGCGGCTCCAAACATGTCCTGTTTGATTCCTGTCACTGCTGTGAAATACTTTAACCTTGGACAACACGGGGTATTCCTTTCGGGTTTATCTGGTGATTCCACCTTCACTGTCCGGGTTCGTGTTTATGTCGAAAGAGCTCCTCTTTCTTCTGATGTAGACTTGATTCCTCTTGCCACCCCTTCTCCAGCATATGACTACAAGGCTCTTGCCATGTACTCTATGATTGTCAGTGAACTGCCTTCGGCGGTTCCTGTTTCATTTAACGCGAAAGGGGATTGGTGGAGGATGATCGTTAAGGTCATTAGAAAAGTTGCCCCAATTGTTGGTACCGTCCTCACTCCGTTTATCGGACCTGAGGCGATGACTATCGGCAATTTGGTTGGACAAGTAGCACAAGCTATTCCAACTGAGAGTAGCGCAAGTGGACAGCCAAAAGCTGCTCCAAAAGCTAACGTCCAACGACGCACACAACCCTCCCAACCTGCTTTTCTTAACCAGAAAGCTAATACGAAAAATAATAAAAGAAAATAAACATTTATCTACTAGATTTCATATTTACAGCTGTAATTAAGTTTTCTTCTCTCTTCCTCTTGAAGAGTTCTAGGGCGCCATAGTAACCTTCTCTGAAGGTGTCGAATATTAGACTAATACTATGATTAAGACTAGGATTCTACTAGATGCAGAGGGGACCTCGAGTAACATAAGAACCTCGGCTTAACATCAGTTCTGGTCGTTTAGACTAGAAGCAGATATCAAATCTTTTTCCTATGAGACACTAACAGTCTCCCCCTACCCTCCCCCTGTCTTGCTTCGGCTCGCATAGAACGGT